TGAAATCCGATTCGAGCTTTTCTAGCCCCATCGTGATTTCGGCGGGCGCGAACATGCCGCCGCCCAGGAAGTCTTCCAGCTTGGCGGCCAGCTTCGGCGGGTTGAATTCCTCGCACTTGCCAGCCTTGCCCAGCCCGTTATAGAAGACGTTGAAATACTTGCGGATATTCTGGATAGGCATGGGCTTTAGCTCGCGCTAGTCGAAAAAATGCTGGCGATATAGTCATTCACCAGGTGTTCGCGGAACGTCACGCGCTCGGACGGATAAACCGGCGTGAAATCGAAATCGAACGCGACGGCACCGGCCGCCAGTTGATCGGGCGTGTTCAGGTCCGGGTCTGCCCAGCACTGGCCGCCCAGGATCGCGCCACGGGCCACCAGGTTGCGAAGGAACGCGTTCACGCCTTCCACCACGTCGCTGACGTAGTTTTTTGTAATGCCCTGGTCAACCGCCCACAGGTGCGCCGCCATCAGGCTGTCCGCGATAATGTCCGACGTGCGGACCACGCATAGGAACTTCCATTTGGCATCGCTCGACAGCGTGCGATTGCCCCACAGCCGATAACCGTTCTGGCGAATCACGACGTTGACGTTTTTAGCGTTCAGCAGATTGGCGCGACAGGTCGTGTCGCCCATGGTGAAGTCGATCACGCGAGCGGTGCCCGTCACGCCGTTAATAGCCTGGTTCGACGGGGACCACCAGAAGCCGCGTTCGTTGTCCGACTTCGCAATCAGGCCAGCCGTGTGTGCGCTGGTGAAGGCGGTAACGTTGTTGCCGCTGCTGTCGGTCTTCGTTACCTTCGGTTCAACCAGGTAAATGCGGCGGCTGTCGAAATCGCCCGCGTATGCGATGGCGTCCACGTCGTTCGTGCTGGGCGCGTCGGGGATAATCACGGCGCGCAGCGATTCGGCAATGCCGATCATTTCCGCCACCACCGCGTTTGCCACCGTGCCCGTGGTCGCCGTGAAGGTGGCCTGGGTCGTGCCAGCGCCAGCGCCAGCGGGAAGTGCGAACGTCGGTACGGCCGTATAGCCGGAACCGTTTTTCGTGATTTCAACGGCCGTAACCTTGCCGCCTGCCACCGTTGCCGTGGCCGCTGCGCCCGTGCCGCCACCGCCGCCCGTGGCCGTCAGCGCGTAAGTGCCGTCTGTGTAGCCAGCGCCCGCGTTGTTGATTGCCAGCGTGGAAACGCCGTTGGCCACGCGCTGGTGCGTGAAGCCCGGCGCCAGCAGAATGCGCGGCTTGTAGCCCGTCACGTGTTCAGCGCCCACGAAAGCCTGGACGCCCAGGTAATTGCCGTTCGCGTCAACGCCGCCAATCAGGTTTGCAAGCTGCGCGGCCGGGTCTTCGTCGGCATCCACGCGGACCACGATCAAAACCGCCTTGGACTGGTCGAAAATGCTGTCGATTGCATCCGGCAGCGTGCCGTTATCCAGCGAAGTCGTCAGCGCCACCAGCTTGGCCGCTTCCACACGCGAGCCAGCCACAAGCACGGGCGTGTTAAGCGGGAATGCGGCCGGGTCGGCATTCGGCGCGGTGCCGATGATGCCAATAACCGAACTGGACGCAATGCTAATGGTCCGCGAACCGTCGTTGATTTCCAGGACTTCTACGCCGTGGAGAAAGTCTGTGCTCATGTAGTGGGCCACCCCTTAATATTGCCGCAATCATCGCGCCGGGCGGCTAACCGTTCCACGGCGGGGTTTTGGGCAAAAAAAGACCACCCGAAGGTGGCCAATGGCTGCCGCTTGAAAGTCGCTTTCAGTCTGGAATAACGGCGCGGGCGCCTTCGTCGGGTTCCAGGGATTTCTGGCAATGGTCTTTCTGAATCAGGTTCAGCAGGCGGCACATGATGCACCCCCAGCGCTTCCCCTTATTCATTGCCTTGTCTGCGCGGCTCGATATGGTTTCGTCAGGATCGCCGCCAGTTACCGCGTTGCCGAACTGGTCCAGCGCGATAAGCACATTCCAAAACCAGCGCGCCAGCATCGGTTAACCCCAGGCGATGGATTGAACGGCGGCCACGGTGGTGGCGGCTGCCGCTTCGTCGGCCAGCGTTTGGTTTTTCACCATGGCGGCCACAATCGCCGCCTTGCCATCTTTGCCCACCTGCTGGATTTGCGCCACGGTGTGCATGCGGAACGCCCAAGCTCCCGCCGAATCCGCGCACCAGAATGGCGTCACCCAATCGTCAGCCAGGCCCGGCAGCAGCGAAGCGACGACGGACGCGTTAAGGTTCTGCTGGTCCGTGTCTTTTGCCGGATAGCTGTATGGCTCGCCCAGCGCGCTGGACGTGAAGCCAGCGAGAATTGCCGCCCGGCAGGCCGCCGACAGTTCCGCCACCTTGGCGGATTGGACGGCAGCCAGCAGCGCGGCCGGGTCGGCTTCTGGCGCCGCCACCAGCGCGCCATTCTGCACGATGTAGCCGCCATAGTTCGACAGGCACGCTTGCCACTGGTCTGTCGTTAGCGGAATGGTGGCCACGCCTTGCGGCGCGGGGCTTAGTGAGTCGTCATAGAACGCCGTGATTGTTCCGGCGTCGTCATATGCTGCGCGTTTTTGGCCCATGTCTTTATCGCCCGATGGAAATATATTGCCCGTTGTGTGCGCTGTAGTTGGCTGAAGTCGGTTGAATTTGCGCCCCAACCACGGTGAATCCCGTATTGCTCCACGAATATGGGCTGTCAACCGTGACTAGAGCCAGGCCGCTTAATGGCGCGCAAACCAGGGATAACGTTCCGGTCGGATATGCCAGCGGATAAGTAACGGTCTGCGGCGTTGACGTGCCCGTGGTGTTGTATTGCCCCCACTGGATAATCAGCCCGCCCAGCCACGAAGGGAACGTGATATAGCCATTGGCCGTAAGGCTGATAGCGAACCCCGCCCGCAGCTTTTTAGGCGTCACAATGGTAGCGTCGTCCGTACCTGCGTTCGTGATTGCCTGCGTGGCCACCTTCGCCGTACCCTGCGCCGCTTCCGTCGCCTGTTCGGCCTTAAACCAGGCGCTGTTAATCACCGCCTGGCTGTTGTCGCCCGCGTTCGGCGTCGGGCCGTTGATAACGCCGCTGGCTTGCGCCAGCAGCAGCTTTCCAAGTTTTGCCAGATTGGCTGCGAGACTCATGGTTTAAGGTTTCCTTTTTATGCGCGGAACAGTGCTTTATGCGTTGCGCTTGCCAGCGTCATGGTGCCCGTAGTTGTCTGCGCGTAGACCGTGGCCACATTCAACCCCTCAACACATACGTTGCAAGAACTTGTGCTGAAGCAAACCCCGGAACCGCCAGAAGTATTGGTTAGTGCATTAGGCCCCGACTGCGCGCCGTTGAAGTATTCAGTAACCCCAATCGAGCCACCCGCCGAACTGTAATACTCGCCGTCAGTCCCGACCATTGCATACTCATCGGACCACGACAGGAAACTGAATCTTGCGCTGGCGGAAAGCTCTGCTGACGTGGTTGATGTACTGGAAAGCCCGGCGAGCGATAAGCTACCGCCAACCATTCTGCGATGAAACCAGTTTGCGCAAAAACGCTGGTTCCCAGCGTCCAGAAACTGCCCACTCGCGCTTGTGTAAATCATGCCAACCAGCGTGCGCGTAGAATCGCCGGACTTGATTTCCACGCCATTCGTGTGCGTCGCATGCCCCGTCGCGGACAGTTCAAGCGTCATTACTCCCGCGTTCATGTACGCGTACACGTAATAGAGCGTGCTGGCTGCCAGGCTCGCGTTCGAAATCGTCACGCCTGCGGCCGGAATTTGCCGAATTGTGCCGTTGATGTTCAGGCATGCGCCGTTGTAGCGCGCCAGCTTCAGCGACGTAGCACTGGCCACAGAAAGGCGGCACTGGCCATGCGCGGCGAGCGGGTGCATCCACGCTGTCGGCGGCACAATCTGGCTGTTGTCGTCAGCCGCAGGCGTCGGCGCCGTCGATCCCTGATACAGCGCCAGCGGGCCGCCCATGGTGTCGCCGGATTTCTGCACGGCGTTGGCGACGCTGAACGTGGCGAACGTGTACACGGTCACGGTTTCGTCAGCCGTAAGCGCCGTGGCCAGCACAACCGTGGCGCCGTCCGTCGCGGTGTAATCGGGCGCCGCTGCCGTGCCGGGTTCCAGCAGGCTGCCGTTCCGCTCGACAATGATCGCGCCCGGCGTATAGCCGCCCGTAATGTTCAGCGTGTTCGTGGCCAGCCCGGAGAACGGGTAAGCCTTCATGTAAGACTGGCCGCCAGCGCTCGCAAACTTAACGTTTGTGCCGTCGCTGCACACGATCACAGGCGAGCCAGCAGGCAGGATAACCGTGCTTCCGCTGCTACCCGCCGCCTTCGCCGTCACGTTGAAATTGCCCGTGGCTTCGTTGTCGATAATCCACTGGCCAGATTGCGCCGGGAGAATCAGGTTTTTCGAAGCGCCAAGCGCGCCGGTCAGCTTCAGCATGGCCACGCCATACTGCGCCTGAGTAAGCGCCGTGTCCGTGCTTCCCGAAACGTCCACCACCTGATAGCCGTCCGTCGCAGCAAAGATGGCCGCCATGTTCGCGGCTTTCTTCGTCATGTCGCCCGTGGGCGCGGTCGGAATGTTGGCATAGCCGCCTGAAATCGACTCAACAACCCAGGCGCCGCCGTTTGCTGCATTAAGCGCCGTATTCAGCCGCACATTCACGACGGACCCGGCCGGGAATTCGCCGCCGATCAGTGCCGCTTGGTCGTTGCCGTACACGGGAAGCGTGGCCAGCGCCGGTCCACCAGTTGCGTTCGTCAGCGCCAGCGTTACCGCGCCGTCGTTCGTTACCTTCGTTCTGAAAGCGACTTTCACCCCGTCAACCAGGCCCGGCATGGGCTGGGTCAGCGTCGCGGCAATGGCGTTTTTTGCCCCGTTGTCGGCCATGAACCCCAGCGCGCCGTCCATAAGGCGGTTCAGCAGGTAACGCGAACGGTTCACCAGCGACAGAAGCGGCCGATTCATTACCCCCAAAGGGCCGCCCAGCGCTGAATCGGTGGTTTCCCACTGATACACGCCAGAATCGAAAGCATCATTTTCTGTAAGATTGGCCATTAAATCACTGTTCCAAGGTTATATGTCCCGTCCAGCTTTACGCTGCCGTCCAGAATGAATGCGGCGGCGGTGAAATCCAGCGCTTCCAAGTAGCAGCGCGCTGGCGCGGTGTTAGCCAGAATCCGTTTCACCTGCGCCACCTGACTGTTTGCAATCGGCTGGGCAAGCCGCACGCGATACCAGGCCCATTTCGTGCCGTCGCTGTCGCCCAGGAAGTCGGCGCCATTGAGCATTCGCGAGCCGTCCAGATACCAGCTACCCGCACCCTCGATCACTTCAGCGCCTGGATAGCCCGCAGCGGCCAGCGCCGCCTTTATGGATGCTGGCGTGCCTTTGATTTTGTGGACCGCCACACTTGCCGCAATCACGGCGCGTTTCGTGGCTTCGGGCCAGTCGCTATCCCACTCGCTAACCGACCACGCCCACGCGAGCCATGGCAGCGCCACGGCCGGGCACGTTGCCGGGTTGTAAAGCGAGCGCAGGGGCACCGGAACGGCGCTTATGCGCGAAGCGGCCAGCGCCACGTTCCGCTCTGCCTGCGTCGCGTTGACGGGCAGCAGGCTGTCTTCCTGCGCCGTGTCCGTCACGCCACCACCCCGTTAATCGTGATTCCCGTGCAGAACGCGGCTTGCGTCTTCGTCGCCACCATGTCGGCCTGGATGCCCGGCGCGTGAAGAATCACGTTCTGAACGCCCGTAACAAACAGCGCCGCATACACGCCTGCTAGCGTCGGCGCGGCGCCGCATTTCCAGCAGGCCAGCGTGTATTCCGCCGCCGTTTGGTTCGCCATGGCCAGAACCGCGTCCTGGTCCACGCTCGCGTAAATTTCCAGCGTGGCGTTCAGCGTGTAGGGCAGGATTTCCGCGAACTGGACCAGAACCGTGTCGCACAGCGGGCGCACGTTTTCCGCCGTCAGCGCCGCAGTGACGGCCGCCAGCAGCTTGCCGTCCGGGTCGCTGTCTGCGCCGCCGTCGCCATTTGCAGACAGGATCGTTACCAGCACGGTCCCAGGCGTGGGCGATGTAACGCTTACGTCCCGCACCTGGCCATCTGCCGACAGCGCGTAAAACTGATAGGCGCCCACCGGCCCGGCGCTGCTGAAGCCTTCGAAAGACTGCTGGATGCGGGCGCGGTATGCGGCGTGGCTCTCCATCACGGCAGGCGTCGGCGGTATGGTCGTATCGTCGGCTGGCGTGATTGTCAGGCGCGGCACGTCCAGCCCGGCGCCGATTTGGTCCAGGTCGGTCCCGGTCGCATACGCGAGCATTAGCGCCTGGGCGGCTTCGTTGATGCGCTGGCGCAGCAGGACTTCACGATAGGCGCAAACCTGCAACGCCTTATAAACCGGGTCCGACTCGACAAGCGCGGTAAACGGGTATGGATCGTTCGCGCTTCGCGCGATCAGATCGGCCAGCATGTCCGCGAAAATCGTATCGAAATCCAGCGCTTCGATAACCTGCGGCGGGGCGAGTGTGGACAGGTCCACCGCTGTATAGGCGTTGGACATTACGAAACCTTTATGCCGTCAATTTTTACGGGCTGCCCGTCAGGCAGGTAATTGCCGAAAATGTCCAGCGCGATTGCGCCCGGTTCGGCGCTGGAAAGGCTTACGCGTGTAACCTGAAAGCGGGGTTCCCACTTGCGAATCGCGGCCACCGTCGCGGCGTAGATGCGCGACACGGTGGAAAGATTCATTGGGGCATCAACCAGGCTAAACAGCTTGCTGCCGTAGTCGCGGCGCATCACACGGCTGCCTATTGGCGTCGTGAGAATGTCAGTAATGGATTGCCGCAGGTGTTCAACGCCTGAAAGCGGCTTTCCAGTAGTCGCGTTGGTTCCGTTCATGAACGGGATTCTGGCCGTGGCCAGCGCCCCGTTCCACGGCGGGGTTTAGGCTTGCGCGTTGCTGGTCGGCGGGCCGTCGTGTTCGTTGTGGTGGTGAGACTTAACGCCAATGCCATCCACAACCACGTCACCATTCACGACATTTACGCCGCCGTTGATGGCGTTCGTTCCGCCGCCGCTACCAGCCGCGCCGGATACCCCGGACAGCCACGACAGCAGCTTTTTAATGGTGGCCGCGCCGTCGAATGTCGCCTGGTCGCCCACGTGTTCGAACTGCTGCGCGGTAAGTGTCGCCTTGCCGTCCACCAGCACCAGCGACGTGCTGCCCACGGTAAGCGAAATGCTGCCGCCAGCGGGCACGTTGACGCTGTACGCCTTCGCGCTTCGGTCGTGCTGGATCACGGTCCCGTCTTTGTACGAAACCCGATGCACGTTCGGATCGTTCGCGGGCGCCGCGTACAAATCCTGATACAGCGAAAACAGGATGATGGCCTGCGCCACGTCGCCGTAAGGCGTCAGGATCACCACCTGTTCGCCCGGTTCCGGCGCCCACCACTCGGCATCTGGCCCGGCGCGCTGCACCGCCCATTGCATCGGGTCCGACTCCACCCCGCCAATTTCCACCGCGGCCATGTCGCCGGTCACGGAAACCACGGTGCCAATGCGGATTAGCTGCGAAATCTGCCGTTGCAGTTCGCCAATGTCCTGGGCGCTCATTGCGGCACCAGCGGGATGTAATCAGCTTCGTGGCCCGTGCCAATATCCGGCGCAAAGCTGTAAGACGGGTTCGGCGTCGGCAGGTCGCCTTCTGCGTAAATGTCCGTACCGAACTGGATTACCTGCGTCCACTCGACACGCCAAACCACATAGCGGTCGGCCATCGGGTGGAACTCGTCACGGTACGCGCCGATAACGTGCGCCGCCTCGGTCCAGCATGAATCCGAATTGAACCGCTTCAGGCGCAGCCATGCGGCCAGTGTCATTGCTGCGGCCTGCGCTGCGGTCTTCGCCTGAGTCGTCTTGTATCCGACCACCACCCGCGCTTCGAAGCGGCCACGCATCGGGATAAGCCCGTTTGAGCGGTCGCAATCGGGTTCGTCTTCAAATTCGGTAATGTCCAGCAGGATGCCCGGCAGTTCGTCGGCTTCCAGCGCGTCGCGGTCGGTTTCCTCGCGGTCAAATACCACCGCCTTAAAGTCGGGGAATGTCGCCTGGATCGCGGCCACGATGGCGGCTTTAACGCCAGAAATCTGGACTATTGGGAGCGTTGTCGCCATGTCAGTTCGTGTTCGAATGTTTTAAAAAACCGATCCATAAAGACGGACCCGCCCAGCAGATGGTCTTCGATGTAGGTTTGCGCCGGATCGCCAAGCGCGACAGTGACTTTCTGAAGCGGCAGCCGGGCGCGGCCCTTGCGCTTGAAAACCTGCCTGTTGGACGCGGCCGTGCCGCCGTTGCCTGCCCGGCCCTTTGCGATGAACGCGTTAGCAAAAAAGCGGTCGCCGTAGGCGGCCACGCCACCGCCTATCCCCCGGTCTTCCTTTGCGTCCAGGTGAATGACGCCTATAGGGTCCAGCCCGTACCACACCCGCACGCCCTTGCCGCCCGCAGTGCGCGACAGCCGGAACGTGCGCAGCCGTCGTTTCATTTCCTTTCGCGGCAGCTTCAGGTGTGCGGATAGCTCGCGGATTGATTTGGCCGTTAGCCAGCGCGCCATCTTCGTGAAAGTCGAATTCAGCGCCTTGTCCACCTGCTTAGGCGTCGCAGCCAGAAACGCTTCGATAGCGTCCAGGCTGTGTTCGTCAATCGAAATTTCAATCACAGCGAGGGTTCCAGGTACAGCAGGGCCATGCCGTCACCCAGGGCGTGCGGGCTTTTGTGGACTTCGTAAGCCTTGCTCTCGATCACCACCGCATTGCCGCGCCGAACGGCTGCCACGTCGGAAAACTTGCACGTGAAAACCGGCCGCGTGGTGTCCATTTCGGCGGTGCCCACGCCAATGGTCTGCCCCGGTTCGTCCAGCACGCCCATGGCAATTACCACGCTGCCATTGCCCAGCGTGATTGTTGCCTGGCTGGCGAAGTCGTCCGGGTCCATAAAGTCGTCCAGAACGTCCCAGGCGGGATGCGCTGGCATCAGGCGGCCTTGCCATTAGCCGATGGCTTGGCAGCCCGCTGGGCGCCTTCTGCCACCACCATGCCGCGTGATTTCAGGTGCATGGCGTCAGCGCGCAGCAGTTCCACCCGATCACCCGGCATAACCATTTCGCCGTCCACAAAAAACGGCTTAACCACTTCCAGCACTTCCCCGCGTTCGAAAGCCACTTTCATTTCCTCGATTTGATGTGAAAACGGGCAGCGCTTCGCTGCCCGTTCCGTGTCTCAGTAGCGACAGCCTATGCCGCTTACTGCCTAAAACTTACGCGCCGGTATGGCGACCCACGCAGAACGATTCGACGCGACGCAATGCGAAATCGACATCTTGGAAAACCACGATGCGGGTTCCGCCCGACTTCGACAGGGACATGGTGTCAACCGTCAGGTCCAGGCCGCCCCACATGGCGATAATCAGGTCCGCGAAGTTGCCAAAAAACACGTCGTCGCTCTGAAGCTGGTTCGTCACGCGGGTTTGATACCCGTTCATCGTGTCGCCTTGCTCCCACAGCGTCGCGCCGGTCGGCGTGCCGGGGAATTTCTGCGTGGTCTTTGCGCCGCCCTTGGTGGTCGCATTGACGACATAAGCCATGTTCGACACGGCCGCGTTTTTCGACGCAATCGCGGTTTCCATCGCCACGGCTTCTGCATACGACGGATTGGCCGCTGCGAACGCCACGGCGGAAATGCCCGTGTAGTTGGAAATGCCCTTCGGCTGGTGTGCCGTGCCCGAACCGTAGTAACCGGCGTAGTCGATCGCCAGGCCCAGCGCTTCGGCCAGATCGGCGCGCACCAGCGCTTCGACGTCCAGGCTCGATTGCATCATCAGGCGACGCGTAATGTCCGAGTAAGCCGCAACCGTCTTGGGAGACAGTGCAATCTGGCCCAGGTCCATTTCGCCTTCGGGCGCGTCGTCGCCTTCACCGATCCAGTAACCCTGCGAGCGGGCAGTTTTGCGCGGAATGTCCACGTTTCCGACCAGGCCGCCAATCGGTCGGCCCAATTGCATGATGGTCGTGGCGTTGCGCAGCAAGTCGATAAACGCGCTCGCCATCAGTTCGGTGGCGATGGATGCGCCGCCCGTGCTGCCTGCGCCGGTTTGGCCGTTCTGGCCCGCGTTGAAATTGCGCGACTCGATCAGCGAGCGGCCCAGCACTTCGGGCGGCACCATGATGCCCTGCGCTTCCTTGCCCAGCTTTTCGGCGGCAGCGCGGCCAGCTTCGATTTCGAAACCGGCTTCCTTCTGCGCCTTGCGGTCGGTCGGATTCGCCAGCGCGCGGATTGCCTTCATGAACGAAAATTTGCGCGCGTCTTCAGCCGACAGGCCCACGCTGGCATCCAGCGTTTGCTCTGCGAGCGGGCGAGAATGGCGCTGTTCGACGTGCGTCAGAAGCGCGGCGCGAAACTCGTCCATGCCCTTGCCGTTCGACACGAATTCACGCGCCAATTCGTCGGCGCCGTATTGGGTGCCAGCAGCGATAATGTCCCGAACGCGGGCGCGCTCGGCATCAGCACCGGCGCGGCGCTGTGCGTCGGCGTCGATGGTTTGCGGTTCCTGGTTCAGTTCCGGCATGCTTCGGATTCCTTGAGTGTGTGGTGTTTCGCTGCCCGTTTCGGGCATGTTCGGATTTTGCGGCTCAGCCACAGGCGTTTCCACGGCGGGGTTTTCTGCCGAACGCCCCACGCCCACGGAGTCGTCAGCCGGAATGCTCACAAAGGAAATTTCCATCGGCATCCAGGAAGTGACGGTGTACACGGGCTCGCCTTCGCGTTCCTCGGTCAGGATGTACGCGTCAATGGTGTAACCCACGGACACGTGCGTGCGGATTTTGTCGATAACGTCCTGGAACACTTCGCTGGCGCGCACGCCGCGCCCGAAGCGAACGACAGCCCGGCCGCGCTTGTCGCCGTCGATTCGCGCGGATTCGATCACGCCCACCTGGTCGGTGCGGTCGTGGTCCATCAGCAGCGCACCGCCGTTATTCAGGCGCGACAAGTCGGCGGCACCTTCGGCGTGCGAAAGAATCTCAACGCCCCACCAGCGCGGCACTTCGATTTCCGAACTAAACGCCAGTTCTACGGTGCGCGCTTCCACGTCGATTGCGCCCACTTCGGCGGTGCGCAAATGCACGCCACGGCTGTTAATTTCGCGCAGGGAAATCGGCTCTTTTGTCGTCGGTGTCGTCATGGTGTCTTAGCTGTTCGGGTGGCTGCCTTCTGACGCCACGGGCGGCGGCGCAAGCGCTTGGCCCATGGATGCCAGAATGTATTTTTCGTCAATGCCAGCGGCTTCCATCGCCTTAATGTCGGCGGCAATGTCGGCAAAGATTTCGTCAGGATCGCCGCCCCATTCGCGAATGATTCGGCCAGCGCTGGTTAGCAGGTTGTTTTTCGACTCCACGGCGGCTGCTACGTCGGCTGTCGGGTCGATCCACTGCCAGCGGCGCGGCTGCCAGCTAATGGCGTCCTGCAAGTCGTCCAGAAGCGCAGGTGAAAGCGGCTTTCCTTTAACCTTGATTCGGCCTTTCAGCAGCGAATAGCGCAGCCATGCTTCCTGCACCGGCTGGATGGCGTCTTCAATCAGCCATTCCTGCAATTCTTTCCAATGCTCGCGTTCGTCCAGCGTGCCCTGGCGGATACTCGAAAAATTGACGCCTTCCAGGTCGCTGGCCAGGTTGTTGTACGAAACACCAAAGCCTGCGCTTGCGCCGCGAAGCAGAGTTTTGAAGACGGGCAGAAATTCGCCGCTGGGATACTGCGGCAGCCACTCTTTCATTTCGGCGCCCTGCGGCAGCACGTTGAATGAACCCGGTTCCGCGTCGAATTCCAGGCTAGTGGGGTCGTCGCCGTCTTCGAATTCCGGCGCCTCGCCGTCTTTCCACTGGACGAAGCCCATTTTTGACGCGCCAACGCGTGCATTGATGATTGCCGCGTCTTCGAATGCGGCCATATTCCGCATGCGGAATAGCGCCGTGGCCATCCACGGCAGGCCGCGTTTCTGGCCCACCAGGTCTTCCAGGAAGCCGTGCACCATCTGGTCGGCCGGTACGGTCGTGTAACCAACGCCCGCATACTCATATTCTGCTTCGCCGTCGTCCACCGTCGAAAGGTGGTAAGCAACCGGGCGGCCGTAACGGTTGAACTCGATCCCGTGGCGAATGAAGTTTCCCTGGTTGTAGCGGTCCACGTTGTAGTCAATCGGCACCCGTAGCGGGTCGATCACCTGCACCGCAAAACCCCACTTTCCGGCATCTTTGCCCGTGACAATGCGCAGGAAAAATTCGCCGTCCTGCGCCGCGCTTTTCACCAGCAAGCGCTGGATAGCGCGCCACGACTTTTTACCCGCCACGTCGGCCGTGCTTTTGTGGCCCCACTGTTCCCACGCGGCCTTCAGCGCCCGGCTGGTGTCCGCGTCGTGGCTGCCGTCCGCTTTTTTGAAAGCGGCTTTCATGGTTATGCCTTTCGGCCCCACGATATTCTGGCTACACATGCGCAGGAACGCCCGCGCATAGTCGTTATTCATCGCCTGGTCACGCGAACGCGCGACAAGCGGGCGATAGTTCCGCGTAATGATCCAGTCAGCGGGAAGCGCTGTGCCGGTCCACGTTGCGTTTAAACGATCAAAGCCCGCAGCATTGAACTGCATCGCGGAACGAAGCGCGCGGCCAGCAGCGCGAAGGGCGCGCGCCGGGCGCGAAGGTGGCGTGGTGGACGGCATTTCGACGGCGCGGGCAGGCATCAACCCACGCGAACGAATGAAATCGAACATTCCCATTAGAGAATCACCTTTACCTGTTCGCCAAACAGGCGGCCACGCTGGGCGGCCTTCATGCGGCGCAGTTCGGATTTGTAGAAATTCCGCAGGGCCAGCAGGTCGGCAATGGGCGTGCGCCACAACTCGCGGTTATTGATGGCGTAGCGCATTTGATCCTGCGTCGCGCGCTTTTCCAGCACCGCTTCGATGGCATCCAGGACACGCTGGGCATGCACGCGGGTGTCGGTGCCGTCAGCCATCGCGGCAATGTCAGGCTGAACCGTCACCAGCCCGGCTTCCACTTCCATTACGGTGCCGTTCGATACTGCACGGACTGCGAAAACGTAATCACCAGCGGGCCACGTTGCCGTGGTCGCGGCGTCCACCGTCAGCAGGTGGTCGCTGCCAGAAGGCACGCTGGAAAAATCAATGGCCTTTGGTCCGCGCAGCAGCACAGAAAGCGCCCATAGGGGCGCTTGGTACTGTTTCAGGCACACGGTGCGCGAAAACGTCACGCCAGCACGGATGCTGTTAGGAAATTGCCCCTGCATTGCGTCACCAGTTGGTGGCGAATCCCCCACGGCGTCGGCCTGCGGTTAGCGATTTCGCCCGTTTAATGGGCCTAGTTTCGCTGGGCGCCTGTTCCTTAGCCACGGCGGGGTTTTCCGGCTGCCTGGCGGGCTTCGGCGTCGGTTTCGGCAGCGGGCGCGGCTTTTCGGGCTGAACCGGCGCGATTTCGGCCGGATTGTCGGCCACGGGCGCCCATGTCTGCGTTTCCGGGTTCAAAATCAGCCGTTTTGCAAGCTGTTTCAGGCTCGGATTCATGATTTTTAGGGCTGCCATGGCGTACACAGTGCAGTCCAAAACCTCATTTCTGGCCTTATCTGGCTTGTGCCACTCGCGCACCGGAAAGCCCCTTACAAAGCGGGTTTTCAGCTTTTCCGACGTTATTTGCTTGAAATAGTCTTCGCCGTGGTCTTCGTCGGCCGGAAAGTGGCAATAACCCGGCCCCTCGCGCTTCAGCGCAAGGCGGCGCATTACCACCAGCTTGGCTTCGTCGGTTCCCACCTGGTACAGGTCCACTTTCCGGCTGTGTTTGCCCGATTGCTTGCGCTGCGGCTTCTCGACAATCTGGCGGCCCCAGCCTGGAATGCCCTTGATAGCGAATATCTTTCGGCCGCGCCGGGCGCGAATGTATTCATAGGCGGCCTGCGTCATACCCGTGGTGCCGCCCGTGTCCAGGCAGGTGGCCTGGATGGATAGCAGCGTGCCGCTTTCATGTTCGAACGTTTCCGCCAGCAAGTCGTCCAGATCGTTCCACACGTCACCCGCCAGCGGGTCGCCGTACAGCACGCGGTAAGCGACGCACCATGACTGCTCGAACAGCCCCCACGCTATGATTTTCACTTCCAGGCGGTCGATTTGCATGTCAACACCGCACGTCAGATACAGGCCGTGCATTGGCACCTGCGCTGCGTAGACTTCCCGGCGTGCGTAGAGTGAATCCGGGTCGGCCTGTTCGGCGGTTTCCTCGAATGTTTCAGCCAGGGAAACGTTCACGAACGATTGCAGATCACCGGCCGCCAGCTTGTCCAAATAGGACTGCACGATGTCGCGCAGCTTGCGGAACGTCGAAAGCATTTCGGGCGCGTGGAATGATGCGTGGCCCTTGAACGGCTTCGAAGCCTTCCAGCCCCAGCCCTTGGCTTCGGCCGTGCGAATGGCCATAACGCGCTGGCCGTCGTCCCACAGGCTCCCGCAGTGTTCGCAGCAGTATCGGGCGCTGTCCGGGTCTTGCTCGCCTTCCAGATTGTCGCGGCCGGTCCAAATCACCTGCGTCCACTTCAGGTACTGTGCCTCGCCACAGTCAGGGCACGGCACAAAATAGCGCCGCTGGTCGCCCATGAGGAACGACGTTTCGATGCGCGAAGCGCCTTTGATGGTCGGTGTACTGGATTCGGTTCTAAGCTGCAAATCCCCGAACGTCGCGGCGCGCTGCGCCAGCAGTTCCAGCGGGTCGCCTTCGCCCGTGTCGGCCAGCATGCCGTCCACTTCGTCGGCCTGCGTCACTGGCGCGGAACGGCCGCGCAGGGTGCGTGGCGAGCCAGCCCAGCCAAACATAAGCCAGCCGCCAATAAACGAAATGATGCGGCTGTTGTTGACGCCATCGCGCCCGCGTGACTTCGCCAGCTTGCGCGAAATGCTTTTGTTCGCGTCCAGCATCGGCCGCAGCTTCGTTTCCTGGAACGTCTGCACGTCGCCCTGCGTCGGCTGAATGAAAATCTGGCTTCGCGGGTCGTGGTCGATAAAATAGCCCGTGATTACCTGCTGGCACGTCGTCTTCCCAAGCTGCGCGCCAGTCATGAAAGTGACGCGGACCACGCCGTCTTCCACGATAACGTCAATCATGCCGCGCTGGTATGGCGCGTTATCGAATCGAATCAAGCCCGGAATGGCGTTACCGGCCGGAATCATCAGGTTTGCTTCAGCCCACACGGACGGCAGCATGTCGGCGGGCGGCACAAGGTTTCGAACGGCGCGATTTAGCGCCTTACGAATGGCGGGGATATTGCTGAAAAGGTGGCGCATGAAAGTGGCTTTCTTACTCGTCTTCCGGCCAGCCTTCACGGCGCAGCATTGCTGCGGTCGCCTTGCGCACCGTGCGGTCCGATTTGCGGCACAGCCACGCAAGAAAGAAAATGGAAATCGGGAACATGGCCATAAGCACAAACCACAGCGCCACGTACATAATGGTTCCCAGGATTTCGCCGCATGCCCTTGGTATTTCAGACCAAAGTTGCTCGCCCAAAATCGAGCCGGGTAGTTTCGCGGCAGCTTCCCGCACGTATGCGCAAAGCGTCGGCTCTTTCAGCGTTTCTTTTTTCATTCTTCGTTTTCCCCGTCTTCATCTTCGTCTTCCAGCGCCACGTCGGATTCGGCCGATGTTTCAAGCGCCAGCGTGATTTCTTCGCGCAAAATGCGTTTAAACGTTGTTTCGTTGGTTTCGCCCAGCAGCCGGAGTGCGGCGCGTGCGGGAATGTTCAGGGCGTTGGTGCGGATTGTGGCCAGCATGCGGCTGGTGGCCTTCTCGAATTCAGCCACGGGCGCCACTTCGTCGCGGGCCTTAGCCAGTTCCAGTTCGGCGCGCAGGGTGTCGGCCTGCGCCTTCCGTAGGTCCAGCTTGTCCATATCGTCGGGCGCGGTGCCAGCGGCCTGCTTGGCGCGTTCGTCTTCACGCCACCGGGCCACGTCGGCGGTGTTGAACTGCCACTCAATCCCCTTCGCGCCGCGCTGGTGGACGGGACAGCCTTTCTTCACCCAGGTGTCGATAGTTGTCAGAGCCACGTCGAAGACTTCGGCCAGCTTCGCCCGATTTACGAGCATTCCCCGCACGCCTGTTGCCATAGGTAAACTACTTTGTCAGATTTCGTTTTTCGTTAACAATCAAAGCACTTGACAAGCGCTCACTAGTCGTAGTCCGCGCTTTAAAAAACCCTCTCAGATTTTTATTTACGCGGTGCTTTGGACCCCGCCCCTACCACCATCCGGGAAGGACCCACTTATCCACAGGTTATCCACAGTTGCACCACCATGGTGCGCTTCTCTGTGGATAACTCTATCATCCTGTGGATAACTGCCATGGCCACTACCACGCATCACGGCACCACGTCAACACCTTTCTGTTTGCGTATCGCATCCACCAGATCAGCCTTGCTCTGCCGACAATCCGCCAATGCCATCGCCACGTCCACGTGATTGGATAGCAAGTCAACCAGGCGACCACTAGCAGCAGGCGCAACGCTCGCGCAATCATTTAGCAACGCTTCCCGCACTGTCGGATGCGCTTCCGCCACTGCCACCATTGGCGGCTGCATTGGCATCGTTCCAGATGCGCAACCCGTCAGCATCAAGCCCACACACGCCCACACTGCCACCAGCACCAGCAGCACTGCCCGCCGTTCCCACGTTGCCCGGTT